GCAATGGATTGGTCTTTATTCCCCCTGCACACCTATTTCAAGGCGCCCTATGGTTGTTCAGAACAAGAGCTTAGTGTCGGTAACGATCTAAGTCCTCGTCCGATTACGAACCTAGTTCCTAGAAGTTTAATGCGTGTGAACGGGGGGGGGAATTTTAAGAAGTATTAGTTGGATCGACAGATGCTACGGTTTGTCTATGTGGATTACGTTTCCCTTTCTTGGGGAGTGTTTCCTCCGAAGGTGTAACGATACGTGATGTGTGGACCTCGAACATTTTCGCGAGGTTTAGGTTCTTCGATAGGTCAGCAGTTGCTTTAAGAGCAACAGCTGAAGTACCAGTTACACGAGATTTAACGGCGTTAAGTTGGATCTCAGTCCCCTTTGACCAGGTTACTGTCCAAAGCCGATTAAGGTAAGCTAACATGACTGTGAAGTTAAGAGTCCACCGAGGCGTGGCTGCGTTTCTACCGATAAGCAGCTCTGATAGACGGGTAAGAGAAAGCTGAACAAGTGATCTATCCGCCTGGGCTCTAGCTGACGCCTCATCTACCCATGCATCTACCAGAGCATTCCTGAACATATCTAAGAGTCCAGAGCGAGCCTGAGCTGTTGTATTCTTCTCTCCAGTACGAAGTTTGAGTAGCAGTTCACCGATACGATCCACTTCCGCAGTTGAGGCTTTCACAATAGGATGTGTGACATTCATTTTAGGCATAGAGTTGGCCAAAGCTGTGATATCGCGATCTGGGTCTGTGTACTGCCAACCTAAGTCCTTAATATTCTGAGTATGGTAACCAAAAGCATTGGTCTCGATGGCTGCCTGAATTAATTGTGTCTGCCGTAAGAGCGTATCGAGCCGCTTAAGCTGCTCAACTATGGCAGTGTATGTGAAAGCGCGAGGCAACTCATCTGCCTTAGCTTCTGTTCCTGGGTACCAATCCGCCATCTCTTTATCTGAGATTGGTTCCACAATGGGTGTACGGATATTAGTAACCTCAGAAGGTAAGCGATTAAGAAGGAATAGGAAGTCCAGTGAGATCTTATCGATCAGTCCACCCAACCAGGCTAGGAAAGACTTGTTCTCCATTTGGATACCCCGTGACTGCATGGTTGTCTGAAGTGTAACGGCTAAACGGCCATTCATAATTGTCTTCGCGATTAGTTTAACGGGTAGCATTGAGATCTCCACCCCGTTGACGAAGACACGTTTACAGATTTCAGCTGCCACTTTAGCACCAGGGATATGTAATATGGACTTAGCCTGATTGATTTGAACACCGTAATAATCCATTATTGCCGTATAAGCTTCTGCTATATCAGTACCCATAAGAACTATGTCATCACCAAGAATCCCATACTCATTGTACATTTCCTGACCAGTATTGAGCGCAGCGGACTGAACAATCACATGGTGGGTTAAGGCTAACATTGCCCAACTGGACTTAGCACCCATTGGTTGTCCGCATGCATACCGGTAAGCAACACCATCGGTTGTATGGTAATCGCGACCGACTAGGATTTGTTTCCATGATTGTGCTGCTGATAGACCCAAGAGAATACCAAGAACTCTTTCCTGTAGTGCCATAGGTAAACGGTCTGTGGCTGCCGTTAAGTCGTAAGAGTATAATTCAAGGTTCTCCATGCCCGTATACTGGCGAATACGCTCAGCTAGACTATCCTGGTCAAATGTTCCGTCGGCTGGGATTAAGCGTAAGAAATGGAAGATAGTCTCATGTAATGGAGTCAAGATCAGTTGAGTCCAGTAATCTACTATTGCGACTGTACGGACCTTCCCGCCCCATTCGTCAAATGAGTGTAGTTTACCCGTACGCAGTAGATGGTCATTAATATTATCATAAGATGGTAATGCAACTGTTCCTAACATATCACTGATGAAACGTGTCAACTTAGATTCCTCGGCAAATGCCTGTAGTGATGCATATAGTTCAGAGTTTCCTACTATTGCCCGTGCATCAGAGTGTGCGGTCCAAGAGGCCGGTCCGTTAACCCCAGCAGTTGACATAATTATATGTTTCTGTTCCTTACATTTCTGTAAGTATACCTCTTTAAAGGCTGCTGGAGTAATACCCAATGCTGAAAGAGAGCCTGTGATATCCGAAACCGGATCCTTCACCCCCGTTGGGGGCTCTGGTGCTGGGTCAGTAATAGTACTATAGTTTGGCTCTGACTTAAATGTCATAATACGGTCAAAGGAATACATAGCAAAGACGATAGCGTCGAATAATTGTAAATTGGCACTAGAAAGTGACTCCATAAGTTCCTCACGAAGATCGATGAGATCATGAAGATGTCCCATTTTGAACTCCGGTGAACGTGGATCGGCCCCAGTGTGCATAATAGCACCTGCTCTGCTCGTACGAAGATAGTTAACCCAGAATGCTCTTCCTCTCTTCAATTGTTCAGAGAGTACCTTGGCATCACCATGAAGAAAGATGGCTATACGATTAAACATAGCTGCTAGGATAGCGATTAGTCTAGTTGCACCCTTGATCCCTGATAACTGTAGTAACAGAGATATGGCAGTGAACACCGAATCAAACCGCTTCTGTGTAGTAGGCGTCGCCGGTTGGGCTGGCGCATTGATAAATGGTATATACTTTCGCATAAGTTACGTTAAATTCTAATGACTTCTGAGGTTTTGCTTGTGATCTTGCGATCTCTACTCATGTCGTCTCTACCTTTAGAGACACCCCGTAAGGTGGGGAAGATTTTATGGAAAGCGGTACCGCACAATGTGTGTCAGTCATGATGGCCTTCGGTGGTCCTAGTTTTATACGAACCGTGTTAAGGGTGTACCCCGTTTCCAGTCTAGTGCCCCGCCGACGTTATTGTCCGCACTAACTATGCACCGTTAACCGGACTGCTCACGAAAGGCTGAAAACAAATAGCGAGAGTGAATTGTTAAGACATTATGTCTACCAAAGACAATGAAAGATCAATTAGTCCATAATAGGAGAAGTAGTCTAGAAGACAGAAGCTATACGAGTAGGGTATGTATGGCGCAAGGTACGTTATTATTAATTCTATGTACATTATATTTAGTTGTTATAGTTGAGGCCGTAGATGATTGGAACTCTCGTCAGAGTTTAGGATTGGACATTTGTGAAGAATTGTTCCTCTGCCCCAACAGATAGCCAGTCTGTATAGAGTTTTGGTACACGGCCCCACAGTTAGCTAGACTGAGGATGGTGTAGTAATGCCGGTTTCCTTTCGTACTAGGAATGAATCGTCTCGGGACTTCACCCTACCCTAACCCTAGTGTCCAAGGAGTATTCCGGGTGTGGCAAGCACCCGCGGAAGGCCG